TGCGGTGCTTCGTTGGAGACTTCCGACTGACCCGCAGCCTGAGTGTTGTCCGGTGCGGCGTCCTGATTGGTCTGTACTTCATCAAACATGGGTTCACTCCCTGTCGGGTTGGTGGAATAAAAAAAGCCCGAACCTTTCGGAACGGGCTTTCGAAAAACTGAACTGGTTTGTGACTACATCAGCAGCAGATGCACGGCTGACTCGTCGTCGTCTTCTTGTCGCTGCTTCGCTGCCAGGGCAAGCTGGAGCAGCTTTGCGTGCAACTGGTCTTCCAGCGCTCGCTCATAAATTGCCTTTAACTCGATGTTTCTGCGGTCGAACTCGGCCTGCAGTTGGCGGCGCGCTGCCTCGTAGTCGAATGTTGGTATTACCTGCCGTTCTGCCTTGTCGGCCTGCTGCTCGACCACCGCGTTGATTGCACTCTCGACGCGCTTGGGGAGGATCCCAAGCTCTTCGCGCTGCCGGCGGCGATCTTCAGCGGTTCGGCGCGGCATGACCGAGTAGCCGCCGCCATACCAGACATTGGTCTGGGCAGCAGAGCCGGACATGCTGAAAGTGTCTCTGTCCTCAGTCCACGCAATGGTTGCAGACGCAGGCAGTGAGCCTGCGATCGATACCGTGTCATCCGCTTCGGTCCAAGCAGCAGAACCTGAAACGGTCAGCGCGCCAGCGATAGATGCAGTGTCGTTGACCTCCGTCCAGGCGATGGTTCCTGCATCTGTGAGGGTGCCAGCGATGGAAAAGCTATCGTCTGCCTCTGTCCAGCTTATCGTTCCTGTTGTACTGCTTGAGGCAGCCGCCGCATTACCGAGGCCAAGCGGTACTGTGCCAAGTGGCGAAAGCCCGAGCGCCATGATTTACTCCGGCCAGCCGGTTGTGTAGTCGTATGCCAATATGTCGGTCAGCGTTGCGCCTTCCGTGTTCGCAATCGCAGTCAGGTTTGCCTCGTGCACGTTCGAAGCCTCGCGGATGCCCTTTGCGCGGTCCCATAGAGCCTGATAACCGGCCACTTCCGTCTGCTCATCCGCCGTCCACTCGCGGGAGTAGTGAATCATGTTCAGCTCGTTCATGCGAGCGTTGCAGTTCGATTGCTTCCAGTCCGGCAGAAACGCATAAATCTTGAGCTTCGCGGTGAGCCGCAGATCGGGCAAAACCTGATTCGACAGGTAATTCTGAATTTCAGGCGTCATTTGTAGAACCCTGCCACTTGTCCGCCACCGGAGCGGTTGTAAGGTGTCGAGAAGGATGCGTCTGCTGTAGCTGGCAATGCGCCGTAGGTCGCACCCTTATCGGCCATCAAAATGTCACGGGAAGAGCCATTTGTTGATAACAGGCTGTGGCCGTAATGGGCCAGTCGCCGCAAGGCAATCGTCGAACTGTTGCTTTGGATGCATAGCCAGTAAATGCCGGGAGGCGTCCAGAATGGCGAGCCCATCGTCACAGAGCGGAATCCTGTCGTGCTGGCGTCGATCTGCGCCGCCGACGTGAATTCCGTGATCAGGTTCACAGGTCCGCCGGTCGATGGATCGACGTCATACAGGCCCATTCGAACTGCGCCACTCGCCACACCCGTCGTCACCTCTACCGACACCTGAGTAATTGGGCGCGTGTAGATATACTCGATAGGGATATAGAGCCTATTGCCGTTCGTCGTCGTGAACGTGGAAGCGTTGGAATCGTAGGTGACGCGAGTATTAAACGGCTGCCAGACGTCCGAATTTGAGCCGGTCAGGCTCAACGTTGACATCAGGCCGGAACGCGTGTTTGCAGTCGTCGCGGACAGCAAAATCTGAATATTCGCCGCAGTGTTGCCGAAGGAAAGCGCGGTCGGGTTCGCGGCGTTGTACGTTGTGCTGTTCCATGTCTTGAGGATCGCGGTGCGCGTCAGGACATTCGTTGAGAGGACCAGCGATCCATACCCGGCTTCGTACTTGCTGAGTGTCGCAAACGTGCTATCCGTGTACTCGCAAATCTCGTATTCGACGAACTTGGTGCCGCTCGTGCCGAATACATCGGTCGGCTGCGGCCAGCCGGAGACCGAGGCAAGCGTCAGCGTACTGGAGCCGCCCGTGCCGTTATGGGTGCAGCGTACTGCGTCTGCGTACATTATGCGTTCCCGCGAGTGATCGAAAACGAGGTGATCGACACCGCGACACCACTTGAAATCGATGTCGAGTTCAGGTTCAAGTCGGCTCCTGACGTGCCAACGGAGCCATCCAAGACATGTGTCGTGCCGTCTGCCTTGACGATGCGGAACCAGGTTGCCGTGCCAGATGCCGAGGCATTGACGTTGCTTGGCAGCGTTGGCGACAGCGAGCCGCTCGACGCGGAAGATGCGAATGGCGAACCAAGGGTGAATTCCGCTAGTAGGTTCGTTGCCGTGCCACCGGTTGCCGGGCGCGAACCGTCGTAAATCCTCAGCTTTGCGCCGTTACCGGCAAATGTCGTGATTGCGTCGAGCTGCGCATTGCGAAGCCCTGTTGCGTAGCCTGTTGTCATTGCTGCTGTTCTCCAAGGTCAACACGCGAGCCAGCCGGCCGCCCTTGCTCATCCCGCACCAGCACACGAGGCGCGCTGATGAAGCGCTTGAGTTCGTCCATCTGCATGGCAAGCGCCTGCATGCCGGACAACACTGGATCAGGCGGCGGCGGGATCGGTTCGCCGTTCTCGTCGAGGTCAGGTTCTTCCTGTTCGGCAGGCCCAGCCGGCTGCCTGTTCAGCAAGGCAAGCTCACGCTGGCCGGCGATATCCATTTCCTTGAGCCTGATCTTGACTGCGGCGTCAAACTCCATCTTTTCGCTCTCTGTCATCTCTCGCTGCTGTCCGTTGTCGATCACTGGCGGCGGCTGGATTTCCTTCATCGCCTTGAGCCGGTTCGTCTCGGCATTGAACATGTCGATCTGCAGCTTTTGCGCCTCAAGTGACTTGTCTTGCTGGATCGATTGCAATTGCTGCTGTAACTGTTGGTTCTGCTGCCCGACCTGCTGCAATTGCTGCTGTGCCTGCATCAGTTGCGGATTGTTGCCGCCACCGGTGAGCGCTTCCAGCTTCTTGCCGATGTCTTCAGCCCCTGGCCAATCCTGCGCCTTGGCGAGTTCCGGCCCGATCACCGGAGCTGCAGCCGGGAAGGCGCGCAGCAGCTCAGTCATGCCGTAGGCAGCTTCCTCGCGCTTGGTTTGGAAGCCCGGGCCAACGTCAACGGTCAGGTCGTACTTGCCTGCTGTGAGGTTGAAAACCTGCGCCATGCCGTCTTCATCCTGCGGAACCTGCCCAGGTTGCAGCGGCTGATTGATCGGCACGTTGGCCGGCTGCTTGTCCTCGCCCATCACGCGGATGATGCGTTTCTTGTTGTAGACCGACGGGATCAGGTCGATGATGATGCGGCCAGTGTGACGGATGGCACGCGCCTGGTTGTCGATAAAGTGGAACGTGCCGGTGTCAGCTTCGGTCTTGCGCGCATTGATCGCGCGTCCGCTCGTCTCGTTGCTCCTGGCCCCCAACGATGCATCGAATATGCCGATGATCGTCTTCATGTCGTCGGAAGCGTTCAGCGCCTCTTGGAGCGCACCAGCTGGCACACCGGCGAACGGCTGGCGCTGCGGCATAGGTGCGCCCTCAATCATGTCGTACTCGATGTACGGCACGGAATCAGTATTCGCGCGCGCCCACTTATCGGCATCGGTGTCGAACTGGCCGACAGCCCCAACAAATGGCATCTTCGGAGCAAGGGCGATCAACTCTGTCGTCGTGGTACGCCAGTAGTTGAAATTGCGCTGCGCGTCCTTGGCATCGCGGATCAGCGATTTCAGGACACGCTTGCCCTCGACGTTGATCATTTCGCCGTACACCGGCACGATCGGGATGTATTTCCCCGACCATTCCCGCTTGTCCAGCACTTCCACACCGTTCAGGACGTACTGACAGACCTTGTAACTCTTGGTCTCACGCTCGTCTGTCACGGTCACGCCGGATTGCTGCAACACTGCGCCATTCGTCACGGCTGCGGCTTCGGGATAGAGCGCCTCGATACCCTCAACCGGCGCGTCGAACCAATCCTTGCGAACCACGCGACCATCGGACAGCAGATAGAGCGTGCTGGGCTCTTCCCTGCGTCTCCAATACTCAGCAACGATGACCTTTTCGCCCTCCATCCATTCGGCGGGCATCTTGCTGTACGTGTCGCCGTCCCAATCGACCTTTTCTTTGCCCTTGTACTTGGCCTCGAAGACGCTCTTCTCCATCGAATCGACCACGAAAGCGCGATTCCAATTCGACGAATCAGCACCCACATCAGCCCAATCACCGAACACAGAGAACGGGTTATGAATCGGGTTGATCTGGATGTCCATGTCGAATGTGTCGTCATGGGCATACTCGACATCGACACGCCAATAGCCGAATCCACAGGACGCAGCGAAGTCCAGACCTGTGTCATAGGCAATATCCGCGCCGCTGGTGTACTCGATATTGCGAATCAGCCCGTTGATCACGTCCGCTGTCTTCGGGTCGGCCTGATCGTCGGCAGGATGAACCTTGATCGCTGGCTTGTTCTGCCGGCCATCGTTGACAACCTGGCGGATGAACGTCGGCATGCGATTGAACGTCATACACGGGCGCTGCTCGGCCTCACGCTTGTCCTTGACGGAATCAGGCCACTGTTTGCCCAGACGTGCGAACTCCAGATCATCAAGCCCAGCCTCGCGGTTTTCCTTCTCGGCAGCCTGGCAGAGCTTGAAATCCTCGTGTGCTTCCTTGAGGATCGTCTCGTCGTCGCTCAATGAGTCGTCTTTTTTGTCGTCGTCGTAGGCCATAAATGAAAAAAGCCGCTCTAGGCGGCTCTTGCAATCTTTGTCGTCAGGGTCACCCCATCCATCCGCTTGCTACGATGCGGCGCTCTGTTTTCTGCCTCGGCTTCGGCACATCCTTCACGAACTCAAGCCCACGCCCGATCAATGTGAACACGTCAACGGCATCATCATGCTTACCGGCTGGAAACTTGAGCAGCTGCCCCATAACGTGGGCCTTCCAGGGCGCATGCTTAGGGAAAAACACCTTGCCCATGCTTGCGCGGGCTTGGATTGATCGTCCGCGCGCTGTCTTGTCTGCAATACTCGCCAGCCATTCAATGCGGCAGTAAGCATTGCGCTCCTGCATGCGCTTCATCATGAACGGTTCGACGCTTCGCCGAATTGGGCCGGACTCACCGAACCAGCAGCGCGGCTTGTGCTGCAGGACCAGATCGCACTTGCGCTCGATCCATTCGTCTGCTGCCGTTTGGCCGTACCACCAATCCAACACATAAATGTTCGAGTTCTGATCGACGCCGACAACGCCATGTTCTGTGTAGTCGCCGCCGCCTTCTGTGACTGCATAGTCACTGGCTGCGTAAATGTTCAGGTTTTCCGGTGCATCCTCGTACTCGCCGAACCACTCAGCCTTGAAGTAATCGCCGTCCTCTGCTGCTGGTTGCTGCTGATAGAGCGCATTCCACGCGCGCACGTCCATCTTTGCGACGGCAACCATGTCATCGGTGAACCACTCGGGCCAGAGACGCTCTCCAGTCTTGCGGCCTAATGGATCGTTCGGCATGGCCTCCATCGCCAGCTCGATCACATGCCAGCGATCGCGCTCCCGATCGAGAATTCGCCCGCCAAGATCATCTTCATGCCAACGGGTCATGACAACGATTTGCCGCGCTCCAGGCTTCAAGCGGGTCAGCAGATCATTGACATACCAATCCCAAGCCTTTTCACGGCTGCGCTCGCTGTCTGCGTCTTCGCGGCTCTTTACCGGGTCGTCAATGATGGCTAGATCAGCACGGCGGCCAGTAATCGAGCCGCCAACGCCAGCGACAAAGTATTCGCCACCCTTCGTGTTGTCCCAGCGCCCAGCAGCTTGCGAGTCGTCAGAGAGCGATATGCCGAAGAGATTGCTGTAATCGACACCGGCAACAATGTTTCGCACCCTGCGACCGAACCGCTCGGCCAATTCTTGCGTGTGGCTGGCGGCAATCACGCTCATGGCTGGATTGCGCCCCATGAACCATGCGGGGAAGATGACGCTTGTGTAGGTACTCTTTGCAGATCCAGGCGGCATGCAGACCATCAGCCGCTCGATCTCGCCGCGCTCAATGGCTTCCAGACTTCCCATCAGCAGCTTGTGATGCGCTGCCGGGCAGAACCCTAGATCGAGGTAGTCAATGAAGCTGGCCAGACTCACCCGCGCTTGCCTGCGCTGGAGTAGAGTCTGCGCCGCTTCCTGCTGCGATAGCTGCGAGTTCATCATCCGTCAGTTCTTTCGCGCTGCGTTTGACCGTCATATTGATATTGGCTTCAGCCTTACCCCAGCCACGGTCTAGCAGGGCTTGGGCTGCACTCACTTTGGCAGATGCGCCGCCCTCGCGAAGTACATCAACGAGTGCGTTCACGGCTTCTTGTGTGAAGCTGCGCGCCAATTCCCGGACATTCTTTACGTCTTCCGGAAGTTTCGGTCGTCCGCCAGGGTTGCCGGATTGGCCGGGCTTGAAAGCGGTTTTAGGTGCCTTTCTGTCTGTTTTGGGTTTGTTCTCAGACATTCACATTCCGGAGTTCTTTCGATTGTTCCGGCCTCGTTAAAGGGGGTCGTAATTAAGATGCGCGGTGCTTTTCCGCGTGGCGCTGATGGGGCGGATGTTGCCTTGCCGATAGTTCGTTACTATTTAGCATCATCACTCCAAAGCAATCTCGTACGTGGCGGCGAAGATATCTGGCTTGCAGGGGTACAACTCGCCTTTTACGCCTTGGATGATGTAGTCGCCGAAGTTAGCCCGATGTGTACCCTCAAGCGTTTCGATTAGCGCATAGTCAGGGCCACCTCTCCATCGCCCATCTTCGTTGTGCGTCGTCACTGCGTTGGCCGTGCGTGCATCCAAAAACCAATCAGGCATAGACTCAAGACCAAGCCTGAACGCCTCAACCACCACCGGCTTTTTTCTGAATTTCGCCATGATGGCTCCAAATGAGTTGCCCGCCGCCCCTATCGGTGGAGCGTGCAGGCTTGCGCCGTAGCGCGGAAATTGGTGCCATCGGGATGGAATCGAACCTCCGACCGCTCGCTTACAAGGCGAGTGCTCTACCAACTAAGCTACGACGGCAATACATCCGGCGATCAACCCGGACGACCTCTTTCGAGGGTTT